GAATACAGTGTGTCTTGTGTAATGGAACTGAGCAGTTACTTTAGTAATCTGTGATGATCCAAACTGAAGAGGTACAGCATCAATAGCAAATGGCCATGCTCTTTCCATTCTATAGGTAATTGGTGCTCTTTCTGCACTATCATTTCCACCCTGTTCTGTTTTTGTAATCAGAATAGTTCTGCAGTAATCTTCTGGATAATTTAGTTGAATAGATCTATTTGCAGATGGAGTAGCTTGTGCTTGAATGTCTGCCAAAGATAGTGCCGTGCCAACTTCAGGAATATCATTATAGATCCAACCATACCATTGTTGCAAGAACTTCAGTGGTGTCATGTTTGCGTCACATTGAAATCCTAACTGAAATTCACTGAATACTCGTGTATGTGCATAATTTACAGATCCTTCACCAACATAGCGACCCTTGATTTCTCCAGTGGCGGTAGAACTGTTGGGTAGTTGTGCTTCGTCACATAACATTTCAAATATGTTATCAGTGCCAATAACCTTTCCAGGAACTGGGACTGGAGGGTTTACAAATCGCACAACAAAGTTGTTGCTGTATGACATCCCCCCATTAGCACCAATATTTGCTAAAAAGTTGTTGATTGACACACTAAATACCTATGTTGGTCCTTCTATATTTATGGCGTACTCTGGTATTTACAAACCCGTAAATCCTGGTAAGTATCGTGGCAATCCAACTAATATCATCTATAGATCACTATGGGAACGAAAGTTCATGGTGTTCTGTGACAACAACCCCTCGATAATAGAGTGGGGGAGCGAGGAAATCATTATTCCATACCGTGCTCCCGATGGTAAAGTGAGGAGATACTTTCCAGACTTTTACATCAAAGTAAAAGAAAAAACTGGTAAACTAACCAAATATATTATCGAGATTAAACCTAAGAAACAAACAAAACCCCCGAATGAGAAAAACAAAAAAACTGCTGCCTATCGTAATGCTGCTCTGACTTACGCAAAGAACCGAACTAAGTGGTCTGCTGCGCGAGAGTATTGTGAAGACAGGCAGATGAACTTCTTAATACTTACCGAAGATCACTTAGGAGTCTAGAACAATGGCAACTGGATTTGCATCAGTCCAACGTAACACAGTAAACAAGGACACAGGATATAAAACACTCTTTGAAAGAGTTTCTAATAAAACAGGAGGAGAAAAGAAATCACTCTCCTGGTACAGAAATACCGTAAAGGCAGAAGCAAGTAACTATAAGAAAAACTTCAACAAATACATTTTAGATGAACGTAGAGATCGAGTAGGTTCTGCTAAAGAACAAGATAAGAATGAACTACGTAGATATACAGTAGCAGGTCACCTGTATATGTTTGAGTATAAGGCAAAAATGAAATGGTTGCCTTACTATGACAGATTTCCTCTAGTTTATGTCATCAAAGCAGCAGGAAAAGAAGAGTTTTGGGGTGCTAACTTACACTACCTGTCTCCAAAGAAAAGATTGATTGCTACCAGAAAACTTATGCAAGGTAGAATTGACATACCTAAGAAGTGTTTCCATAAATATCTAAACGCACACGTAGACGGTTTATATCTAGATCTTGCTGCTGATGAATGGGACACTGCCATTCTCCTACCAACAGAAGATTATGTAAAAGATCTAAATGGTATCGTCTTTCCTGTTGACAAGAAACTTGTTTGGGAAGACACTGATGAGAATTTCTACGACAAAATCACTGGATCGAGAATGATCAGAGGTTACGGCACCAAGCAGTCTAAGGAGATGGCTAAGTAATGGCAAAAAAACTACTCAAAGTAGATGGTAGATACACATATTACTTTGACACTGTTAGTAACTCCTACTTCTACATTGACAGTGGAAGTGGAAACTATAGCTCAACTGCGTGGGGTTACAAACCAGTAAAGGATGCTAATCAAATCAAAGAACTCGAAGAAGAGTTCAAGAGACAGGCAGAAAATACTGAAAGACTGTCAAGAATGCAAACACCTTTGGGCAATCCAAAGATTGAACCTAAGGGTGTTTATGGTGCAAATCAGGTAGGCACTTCTCTTAGATATCCAATGGACATGAGAATCGAACTAGATTCTCACTACGTTTGCTTTGATTTCTATAAGTACAAACCACCTTTTCAAAGAGCAGATGTTCCACAAGAAGGTGACAGTGCTTTCATTATGAACAGAACTTTGAAATTATACAATGCATCTGGTGGATCACAAGAGTATTTCAAAGTGAAAAAGATGCCACAAATCCTGATGTATATGCCTAGCGATATTCAGGATACTTTCAAAGCAGGATGGGAAGGAAAAGCATTTGGTTCTACTGCTGCTGGTATGCTAGCAGCAGCAGGAGCAAAGTCTGGTACTGATAAACTAAGAACGTTTGCAAATACAGCAAAGAATACTGCAGAAAAACTACCAGTAAATGCTGCGGCAAGTATTGTCACCAGTCTTATAAAAAATGTTACTGGTGATAGCATTACCTCACAAGATGTCTTTGGTGGCATTGCTGGTGTAGTTAGAAACCCAAACGTCGAACTGTTATTCCAACAGCATGATTTGAGAACGTTTGATCTCACATTCAAGATGGCTCCTTATAGTAAAGAAGAGTCATACATCTGTGAAACTATTATCAACACATTCAAGAAAGCAATGCTCCCATCATATGATGGAGAGGGAGGAGAAGTATTTGGCATCAAAGGTGATGCTATTGCTGCTGGTTTTGTTGCTGTTCCTCTGGTGTGCAGAGTTGCATACATGAAAGGAAATGAAATCAACACCAATCTTCCTAGATATAAGATGTGTGCTATCACAGACTTCAATGTGAACTTCACTCCTGATAACAGTTATTCAACTCTAGTTGATGGAAGACCCACAGCATTTGAAATCAAGATCAACTTCATGGAAACCAAACTTCTTTACGCAGAGGACATTGCAAGCGGATTCTAATGTACTTTTCACTCATTCCAAACATCTCGTATGACGAGAAACCAATCAGTTATCCATTCTCAGAGTCAGACTATGTAACTGCGAAAAATTTCTTTCGTAGATACAGAATCAATGAGGATGTGTTTTCAAACACAGTATACTTCAAGAAGTATGCAATTACTGATGGTCAAAGAGCAGATGCTCTAGCACAAGAAGCATACGGTGATCCTTACTATGATTGGGTGATTCTTCTAGTCAATAACATGGTCAATGCACAGTACGATTGGCCAATGACAAACTATGAGGTGTACAAAGTCCTAGAGAGTGAGTACGAAACTCCTTACGAAACGATTCATCACTACGAGACTGATGCTATTGGACCATACAAAGCAGGTCAACGTGTTGATGAGACATTCTATAATGGCACACACAAAATGAATATTGATGGTGCCATGGTAACAAAAAACGGTAACGAGATTTGTCGTCCCGTTACCGTTGCTGAGTGGTTCCATGCTGAGAATGAAAAGAAGAGAGAAATCTATCTTCTCAAACCACAATACCTACAATCATTTGTTGATGATTTTAGGAGACAGAACCTTTATAAGAAAGACGGCAACTATATCAGTCAGCGTCTAAAGAAAACTGGATGACTTTTTCAGCAAAAAAATTGCGGGAAAATTTTTTCCAGTTTTATGGAATTCAATAGTCCATTCTGTCACACATATCAGGGTGTTTCCTGAGGAAATTATGAACGTAGGCATCTGTGTCTACGCTCATAGTATAGTGTGCGTGAGTGTGAAGACCTTGAATAATAATCAGGAACCCAACAACCAAGAGATTGAATTGGGTGACTGGGTGAAGTAATACCTGCAGGTATTTTTTCATCGTCCGAACTTACGATCCATACGAAGTTTTACATAATACATTCCGATGACCCACAGGGAGAAGAGAAACCCCTCCCCGTAGTCCATGGAGTTCCAAGCGTGAACTACATCCATATCACTCCTCCGCCAGACGTGCGAAGTAGGACAGAGCATCGTCATCATCAACGACTGCCTCTTCCTTGACGGGAGAGGGAGCACTCATCTGCTGACGGAACGATGACTGAGGTGTGATGTCAGCATCGTTGAACCCACCAGTAGCGGCAACGGGTTCGTACTCTTCATCATCCACAGAAGGACGAGCAGCAGGACGCTGACTGATGCCAAGCACCATGTTCAGACGACGCTCAAGATCCTCGTAGGACTTGAACTGATCCTTGGCAGTGAATGCTTCCAAAGAATACTCTTTCTTCCAGGTTGCTTCCAGTTCATCATCGTCTGCACTGAGAGCAGAGACAGAATCAAACTCAGAAGAATCATAGTTCCAGT